TTGAATTTAAACCCATATCATCAAGTTTATCGGCAAGATTTTTTAAATTGTTGCCATCTGCCGAAATATCAGTTGTCCTTTTGTTTTCGCAAAAATAAAAGTCATTTACATTGATTTCAAAAGAAACCCTGTTATTGCCATTTTTATCTTGCCATTTGCGGTTGTAACCATACCCGGTTATACCCACTTGTTGCCCTTTGCCAACATATTTTGTAAATATTTCGGCTTTTCTTTCCCATATAACACAAGTAAAAAAATCGGTTGTATCTTGCGTAAATGGTCTTTTAACGGCAATATCAAAAGTGCAAACACTCTTGCCATTGGTTGTCCGTTTGAGTTCGGGTTGTGCGGTTACTCTACCTATCATCGATATGTTATTCATATCTTACTCCTTTCTAAACGCTTTCGTGTAAGTAATATTGTGATAATACCGACTTGCATATTGAATATATCATTAACCCCATTTCTTCTTTTGGCACAAAACATATTTTTAACCCATAATTTGTCATTAAAGTGCATAATGTATTATAATAAGATTTCTCACTATATTTATTATTATAATTATGAGTTATAATATCGTGCCAACCGCCCTGTTGTTCCACAAGCAAAAACTTGTTTTTAATGCTTTGCGACCTTTTGAGTTCGTAATGGAAAGCCTCGTTGTTTATACTGCTTGCCAACTCATCAAGGCTATTTTTTCTTTCCAAAAACAATTCATCGGTAAAGTAAATATCACTCGGTATTCCCAATTCCTCATTTTTGGGTAGCATAAAACAATAATCGCCTGTTTTCAATGACCTGTCAAAATGGTCTATTTTGTGCTTGTCAAACCAACCTTTAATATGCTCGTTCTTTTGCTCGTTTGTAGTGCAAACAATTCGCATACTCTTGACAAGTGCTTGATATTCCTTTTTAGTGTAATAATTTTTCATTAAATAAAGTCCTCATCCGCACCAAAGTCAATATCATTATCGGCAAATGGGGCAACATCCCCTTGCTTTTTAAGTATAACTGAAACATTATAATTATTATAATAGTTATCATTTACTTTATTGACCTTAATGCTACAACTTTTGATTTCAAGTATTTCGGCGGTATCACCCACATTTGCCTTAAAATCGTGGTTATCAACCCACAAAGTCATTTTGTCGCAGTTTTCTGCTTTGATAAAACACCAATCACCTTTTTGTGAGTGACCGCTTTTAATGTCTTTTATGGTGATAATATCACCTTGATTTATTGTGTTTTTAGCCATTAGTTTTCCTCTTTTCCGACAAACTCTTTGCAACGGTCTTTTCCGCATACTAAATAATCATAATTCCCACAATAGGGGATATGCCCTCTAACTGATATAGAAAAAGCACACGCTTGACAATAATCACCTTTTTTACAATCTTTTGGCAAAGGCAAAGCAAGTTCTTGCCGTAATTTTTCAATAATAATTTTTTGTGCTTCTATCTCCTTTTTTAATACTTTATTTTCTAATTTTAATTTTTTATTAAACATATTATTTTACCTCGCTATCTATTGAAACTGTGACAACATCATTGTCAACATCTTTATAGCCATTAACATCTTGCAGTTCTTCTACTGTTTGATAGCCGTACATAACTTCGGGGCAGTATGCTCTAACAAAGAAACTTGCCGCACGATACATCATCATTTGGCGAGGGTAAACTTGCCACTTGCTACCTCTTTTGTCATACCATCCTTCTTTTTTTGCAAGGTCTATGGTGATTTCTTCCGATTTGCATATTTCATTATCGGAATATCTTGTTGCATAGGCTATACAACCACCGCCACCATTGTCGGTAAATTCAAATTTTAACGGACTAAACTTGCCACAATTATTAACCGCCGATATTGCATACTGACCACTAAACCCGATTGTGCCATACACCGAATACATATTATTAAGTATCATAGCCAAAGGTTGATTTGACCTTGCCGCTATATCAACACCAATAAGAATATCGCCGGGGGAGTTCTTAAATCGGTCAGGTATAGCATTGCCTTTTGCGAGAGCCGTTGCAAGTTTATATTGAACTTTCATTTGTTCAGTATTTGTCCAATCAAGACCTACCGACATAGCATTATTATTTGCTACGGCAATTTCGGTTGTTTCTTCGCTAAAATCTTTTTCTTCAACATTTTTGTTTTCCATAATTTTACTCCTTTATGATTTTCTTTTTCTTTTTGGTTGCTAATGCGGTATGCAAGGTATAACAAGCCTCAAATAATTTAGGGTTATCTTCAAAATATATAAGTTTATACTTGCCATTATTTTTTAAGTGCAAAATAAATAAAGGCAAATCGGAATACCATATATTAGAATTATAAATATATAAATTAGCATAGGCAGGTAATTGTATTTGTGCCAATGGCTTTTTAACTTGGCTACTTGTCTTTAAGTCAATTATACAAGGGTAGCCAATATATTCGGTTATGTCTATCTTGCAATGCTTTTTTACTGCCTTTGCAAAATCTTCATCGACCTTATATACTCGGTCAAGTGTTCCTGCATACTTATAAATATTATCTTTAATCGCAAAAGCCTTTTCTATATATTTATATTTCTTAATATTAAAGTCTTTTCTAAAAGATAAATATGCTTGTATATATGGCATATACTCGCTTGCTATATCACAAGTTCCGACAGTATCTAATTGCTCTGTTGCCTTATGAACTGCCGTTCCTCGCTCTTTTGCATTATCTAATATATATTTGTTTATATCACTATTATATATTTCTTTGCTTGCAAACCGACTTATTTCCGATACAGATGGTATTATTTCGCCATCCAATTCATAGATATGGTCTTTGTCGTAAAATTTTAATGCCATTCTTCGCCTGTTTCACCTCTACTTTCCAAAAGTTTATCAAACAAGATTTCAAGTCTGACCTTATGTGCCTTGTGCATATTTACACCGCCTTTTTCGGCTCGGTGTATTGTATTTGTGCCAAGTCCAAGTAATTCGCCAAACTGCTTTTGAGTTAATTTGTGCATCGCTCGGTATCGCACAAACTTTTCACCTATTGTCATTTTATCACCTCACATTCTCCCATACGCTTTTTAACTGCATAATTTCATTACTACCATAGGCATTTTTGCATATATCAATAAACTCGTCTACGGTATATTTATCGTCAAGCGATAAATTATGCTCTTTGATAAACTGTTGCCTACCCATTAAGCAACTGCCTGTAATTTTATTATGCCAATCAAAAAACAATTTGCCGCTATACTTTTTGCCTTTTTCAAACTCTTTGCAAAAAAGGTTTATTCTATCCTCTAATGACATATTGGCAAAAACTTTTTCTTTGAGCGAATTAACCGCCTCGTGTAAAGTTTTGCCGTGTGCAAAACAGCCTGATAATTCATCTTTTGCTACAAAACAATTTTCAGTTTCAAATGAAACACTATCTATAATATACCCTTTGGCATAATTGCCCCTTATATTTATTATTATAGTAGGTATATTATCTATATAATATACATCGTTAGAATTATATTTTTTTATATCACATCCGTAACCGTCACCGTAACCGTAACCGTCACCGTAACCGGAACCGTAACCGGAACCGTCACCGAAACCGTAACCGTCACCGTAACCGTAACCGTCACCGTAACCGGAACCGTCACCGGAACCGTAACCGGAACCGTCACCGTAACCGTAACCGTCACCGTAACCGGAACCGGATAACCATTGAATAATTTTTAATTTTTCCACTCTGCAACACCCTCTATTGACTTAATTGCTTCATTTGTGCATTTATCAATTTCAATAGCGTCAAGGACAACAATTTCGTCAACTGTTACAGTAAACTTGCAATTATGCGGTCTAACTGTTCCCTCTTTTGCAAGTTGACTTATACTTGCCGCACCATCCCAATACCACAAACGCCTTACATTAGCCATTGTGACCTCTTGACCGTTTCGCTCTTTAATTTCACCAAAGAACACTCCACTACGGTCGCCTCTAACAATAAACTTTTCTTTTTTCATTTTGTTTTCTCCTTTAATTTGTTTTATTTGCAACTTTATGTTGCGCTATTATTGTATTACATTTTTTCGCTTTTGTCAACTAATTTCTAAAAATAAATGCAAAAAATAAAAAAGCCACTCCTATAAAAGAGTGACCTTTGTTGAAATAAATAGGCAAGAAAAATTGCCGACTTATAATTCAGCCATCCAATCTAAATATAACAAATTATATTACATTTGTCAAGAAAAAAATAAAACCGCCCTGAATTAAGCAAGTTTTGAACAACTTGTCTTGGGTTGCCTTTAAACCAATTAGCAAAACTATTAAATTTTTGTTCTAATTCTTTTTGCATTTGGTCATAATTTTCTTTTAATTGATTATTAAATTTTGTTATATTGCTTTGCATTGTAGAATTATTATACTGATTATAAAGAGGGTTACTCATCTTCGGTTACTTCCTTTTTCTTTGCTTTTTTAGCAACAAGACCATCAACGGCTGCCTTAATGCTATCTATTCTTTCGTTAATTGCCGCTAAATCTTCTTTTTTGATATACTCAACACCTTTATCGGTCTTTTCTTGAAAATCGTTTGTAGGGGAAATCTTGACTATTTCGGTATAGTCAAAAGTTCTTAACGGCAACGGCATACCACTATTGTCTGCCGATTTGATATAAAACTTTTTGCTTTCGCTATCCATAAGTAGAATAGTTGTGTTGGGAGCAACAGGGTATGATTTGGCACCTGTTTCGCCCTGCACCCAAATAATAGAATTGGTATTTGTCTGCATTGTCTGTGCAGGAGCATTACTCTGTGCCACTTGTTGTGCCGGCACATTGTTGTAGGGTTGATAAGGGTTAAAATAAGCATAAGGGTTATAATAGTTTGCCATTTTTAATATTCCTCTTTTCTAAAATAATATAAAGGTGTTTCGTCACCACTATCCCAAGTGTCATAATAATTGCCGTCAATAACAGTTGCTATGTGTGACGGCATTTTTACAAGGTATGTGCCTTGTGGATATTCTTCGCAAAAATTTCTCAAAGTATAGCAATTAGGGCACTCATTTGGTATAATGTATCTTCTATAACCTATTCGTTTGAGATATTCATTCCAGACATTGTCCGAGGAAATGACATCACCTACCAATGCACCTTGTAATGCCAATCGCCAATATGTTGTGTCCCAATCGCTATTTTCCGCTTTTGTAATTGCCCTTACAACGCAATCACCTGCTCTTTTGCCATAAGGGTTTGGGTTATACTCAATATACATATTTGCTTAATAATATATAGTTATCTTCTATAAGAGCCTCTATTGTCATATAGACAGTTAGAAAGTCCAAGTCTTTTAGTTTATCGTGGTTTTTAATATAATCGGTAATATTCATATTTTTTTCACCTTTCTATTGACATTTATAAATAATTATGATATTATATATATGCTTTGTGCATTTTATGTTCCTTTCAAAATTGGGAAAAGCACCTGTTGATTTTGCTGATTGGTCAATGGGTGTTTTTTCTATATACAATTATAAAAAAATAAAGACCGTTCTACCATAAAGTAAAACAGTCTTTTTTATATCTTAAATATATTTTTTATATATGGCTAAATAATTGCGTTTTTGCGTTTTTTAGCCTTTTTTGTGCTTGAACAGTAGATAAATTGACATCTTCGGCTACTTGTTCAATAGACAGTCCGTCAAGCAAATATCTTTCTAACATTTTGCGGTCAAGTTCGCTATGCACCCATTGAAAAATCAAGTCCAACCACTCTTGCCTATTTTTGCCATTGACAATTTCTTCATCTTGTTTTCTCATTTTTTCTTTTTCTTTCTATAATAGGTTTTAGTAGTTTTTGTTTTAGTGGTTGTAACTTTTATCTTTTTAATCTTTTGAGTTGCCATTTACAAAATCACCGCCTACTATATTATTGTTGCCACCATTATCGGTAGTCTGTTCAACTCCCTCAAAAGTTGTTGTGGTTGTAACAGTTTCAGCAGTTTCAACAACCTTTTCAAATTGAGAGATGTATATTCGCCAACCTATATTACTTGCTATAAGTAATAAGAGCAATATAATAATTATAATATTACGAATACGAATACTTTTATTTTTTTTATACTCTTGATATTCATAAGCAATTTTGCTCACCTGTGCAATGCCGTTTTCAATATCAGTTAGTCTTTTTTCGGTTTCATTATTCACTATGATGATACCGCCTTTCGTGTTCGGCTATTCGCTTATCTATTTCCTTGTAAAAGCCATTGTTTGCCTTTTCAAGTTTTTCCTTTAACTCGTTCACGCTATCTTTAAGGTTGGTTAAAGTTGCTTTAATTTCGCCCTCAAACCTTCCTCGTTGCTCTCTATCTTCGTTGGAAGATTTTTGCTTGCCGCCAAAATAAGCCAAGACAGTAAAAACAAGTCCTACAATCGCTACTATAACTGTCGGTGTCATTTGTTGCCCTCGCCATCATCGGCATAGGGTTTGTCATAACCCATTGCCCTATCGCTATCGTTAATTCCTTTGGTTGTCGGGTCAACTAACACACCCAAAGAGGCAAGTGCCGATATTACAAGTGTAATCGTTGTTACAACATTGTCTTTACTGATTGATGGAACTATGCCAAACATATCAAGTATTGTATATATAAATGCCGTAACTGTCGGCAGAAAAGTCAGCCAAAAGGCAGGGTTTCTAAACCTAACTTTAAGATTTATCTTTTTCATTTTCCATACCTCTTTCATAAATAGTTGCGGCTACTAAAAACATCCACTCGCCAAAGGGTTAAAAACATCACCGCTTGTTTTTTTAATAATCATCAAAGGAGATGAGCCTGAAAAATTATTCTATCCATATTTCAATGGCATCAATAGGCTTGCCAATTATACCCGCATAGCCATTGTTGTCATCATAAATATTGCAACCTGTAACAGTTGGCAACCACTTGCCATTTCTCAAATGAACTCTATACTTTAATTTCTTTGAGCCATTGAATAATCTAATAGATATGCCATCTATGGGTTTATTATACATACCTGCATAATCTTCACGATTTTTAACTTTCGGTAGCCATTTGCCGCCAAGATAATGCACTTGATATTCAACATCTCCGCAATTAGAGTGAATATAAACACAATCAACATCGTGTCCGTAAATACCTGCATAATCTTCTCTGTTAGTAACATTTGGCAACCATCTTTTGAGAACATCATCCCAAATTTGATAAATTACTTTTGTCGCTTCGGCAGGTTTGGATGGCGTAGGCTTGCTATTGTTAAGAATATTATTATACATATAATTCTTATCAACATTGCCTTTAATACCGGCAATCGTGCTATCGCTTGCATATTGCCATATATCATAATTTATGCCGTTCCATTTAGGTGCAGTATGATAATATTGTGCTACCCATATAGAATAACCTGCGTTATATATTTGGTATATATCTACATAACGGTCAAACCAAGAAGAACTTGCATATACACCTGCCTTATAACCTGCATCGGTTATTGCCTTGCACCAACGCAAAGCATAGTTAGTAAGTGATTTTTTGCCTTGACTAATAAGATACGGCTCTTCCAAGTCAAGATAAACACAAAACGGCTTATGACCTTTAACAAGCCTTAAAGTGTGGTCTATTTCACTTTTTAAGTGAGCCTCGCTATCTACATAAGAATATAGATAAATACCATAAGGAATACCCAAACTTTCGCACTCTGCTATATTTCGCGCATACTGTTTGTCATCTTGTGATGTGTAATTATCACCATAACCACAACGAAGAATAGCAAAATCGGTTTCTTCTTTTACCTTTTTCCAATCAATTTTGTTTTGGAAAACAGATACATCAATACCTTTTAACATATAATCACCTACTTCAATAATACTTTTATAATGTTATCGGTCACTCTTGCAAGCACCCGAATATTTGTTTTATCAACACTTGCGGTTGCTATACCGTTTTCACCAACAGTTACATAGCCGTTTACCTCGCAAGTGCCATCATCCTCAACGAATAACTTGCCGAGCATTCCCACGGTTTCCCATTCTGCTCTTTTAGAGCGAGGGATGTATTCCTTTTCGGGGTCATATTCAGGGTTTAGTTTCGGTCTTGTGCCTTGCTTGACAACCTCAATCTCTTCGCCTGTTTCTTCGTTTATTTCGGTTTCGGTATATTCGTATTCTTCATAGATATACCGCCCGAAATTGTCTCGTAAATACTTGCCTTGCCACTCGGTTTCATAATTATCGCCAAGGAAAGCAACCGTGCCGCTTGTAATACCAAGAATTTCATCGCCGTAATGTGCAAGCCTTATCTTTTCACCATCAAGGGTTACAAACAAGCCTATTCTGTCCTCGCCATCGGGGTTGCCATCTTGCCACTCAAAGTATTCGGCATAGTCCGCACCGCCGCTTGTTACAGAGCCTGTGAAAGTTCCTGTGTCACTATAGATATTGGTAATATAGCCGTTGTTCCAAGTGTAAACCGTTGTTCCTAAATTTGAAAAGTTTTTTCCAAATGGTATAAAAGCGGCTGCTCGAACACTAACATTTTGATTTGGTGCTTGTAAACATAAATTATATGCGTCGCCTGTATTATAAATTATGCCTGTCCGATTATTTCTTGTAAAACTTAAACCACCAGTTATAGTCTTTTCCCCTGTTATCGTTTGTGCCGTATCAAGGGTTACAAGGTTAGATAAATCGGGTGATACTGAAATATCACCACTACCGAGAATGCTCTCGCCGTTTATAGTTTTAATGCTTGTGCCGCTTTCAAGTGTGTCTTGTTTGCCGTCTAAAAGAGCATCTGTTTCGGTTTTATCATAATAATCTGATAAGTCGGGTTGCTTGCCATCAACATAATCTTTGGTCGTAAGGGTTGTGCCACTATCTGCGGTAGTTGTAGAAACACCTGCAATAACTTTGCCGCTATCTGTAACTTCCATTGCATTACTACGGTTATTGTCATTTGTGCCGT